GGTTCGGGACCTGATCATGCCACCTAGAATCGACCATTTCGTCTGCCATTTTGTTCCAGTCCCGAGCATCGCATCCAGCTTTCATGCCTTTGAACTTGGATAGGCGGGGCCGACCCATATTAAACATCATATTGCAGATGACCAATTGTGCCTCTTCGGGTAAATCATCGAAGTCATCATACAATACTTTGCATTCGTCTATGGTCACAGCTACGTCTAGGAGAAATGCTCTATGCACTCGCTCTTCAGATACCTCAGTACCAATAGGTTCACCAAACTCCGGGTCTGCCTCGGTAATGAGGTGACCGATTCCAAAAGTTGGTAAATTTAAGTGATCTAAATACACGGAATACTTACAGCCTTCGTCGTCTGCAAGTTCCACTCTTAACTGATCTTTGTTCACTGTTGTTGACTCCTACGATATATCTCCACGTTCTTCATTATACTCTTAGGATCGCCCCCGAGCAACTCTGCAGGAATTGAAGTACCTTTGTAATTAACAGTTAATGGGGTTCCTACAGCTTGACCCGGAACCTTGGTTGTTGGACCGGGCTGCGGTGCAGGTGATGCAGCGGGCATCGTAGGCAAGGATATATTCTGTAATGCTTGCCCAGCCGCAGTCGGCAGAACGGCTGCAGGTGCAGGAGTTCTGCTGCGTGATCTATCTTGGGGCGCGATAAAAGCTTCGCTCGGTGTTTCTTCAGGCAACCGTGGGTCAATCGAAAGTTTCCGTAATTCTGCTTCAAGCATTCGCAACATTCCTTTTGGAATATTGTGCCCTTTTTCTTTCCCTTGTTTCAGTTTTTCATCGCTCGGCGAAAATGGTAAATAGTCTCCTTTTAAAATCGCGTCTATCTCTTTTTTACCCAGCCGCTCTTTCTTTAAAAGTTGAGCCACTTGGCGTTTACTAAGACCTAGATCTCGAAGAGCTTGGACATCTAAAGCAAACTTACGGAACACCTTTAGACGAGCCTCGTTTGCAGCGAGGTAGCCTCGGATGTAATCGTCTTCATCTGCGAAATCCATATTAGCCATATCATTAAATAAGGTAGCTGATTGAGATCGAAGGTCTTTAAACTCGTTGGCCTTAAACTTAGCAATTCTTTCCGGGTCTACTTTATAAGTTTGCAGACCTGTAAGCTGACGGAATAGCTCCCCCTTTGGTGCGTATGTTCTACCTGTGCTAGGTTCTCTTTCAGAGACTCCGAATGTCTCTACCTTGCTAAACAAACTTCTAGGCAGTCGTGAAAGCTCAATCTCATTAAAGTCGGCCCCTGTCGGCACACGCAAAGGCGTAAGGTTCATTGGCCCTACCTGATTAATAACATGAATTAAAGACCTCTCTAGCTTTTTCATCCGTGTTTCAGGCTCTCTGTAGACCACCGCACCCGACTGCGTTTGACCACCTTCTGGTACATTACCTCCAGCCTTTCCCGGAAGAATATCTCTTAAAGCAGCTAAAGCGATAGACTCACTAACATACGGCTCTAGAAACTCAAGCACCGCATCTTCAAACGCTACTTGTATTTGACCTGCTTTTCCTAAGAAATCAGACTGAGGGTTAAGTTTGTCTTGCTCATCAAGGCTGTTTAGTAGTGCCTCAAACGGACGGATAAGAGCATCGTAAGGATTAAAACGACTGTAGTCCATAAGCTCTAATATGCCATCTTGATCTCTGCCCAAGGGAACAAGGATGCTGTTCTTCTGGTGGTCTGCCGAAAGAGTACGAGCCGCCTCCATTTCTTTTTCACTAACCCCTGCCAGTTTCATTGCCGTGTCTCTAAGTGCTGGGCCGGATACATAGAAGGTGCCAAGAGCGCCCATTAAACGGCGCATCCCAATCTCGCGGATTGCTTTGTCATCGCTAGAAAGTTCCTTGGCGGATGTCTCTAAGATATTAAAACCTGTTCGCAAGATCTCTGCTGGGAAAGCAATAAAGTTTCCAAGGGGTAGGCCACGAATATCTTTAATTATCTGAGGCACCAGTTCATAGTTTGGAACAAGGTTACGCACGTTATCTGCGGCCCGGGTCTTGATTGCTTCTTCTAAAGACCCGCCTTCTTCATCACCTAAAAACTTTTTGAATCTCTTCGTCGCAGTGTCAATCCGAAACTGGTACTGCTCGTCAGTCATCGCCCCACGGTTTTGTCGGATGTCGTCAATGATCTTTGTGTAAGCTTCACGAAGCTTAGATGTCTCGAACTCGTAGTTGTATATTTTCCATACATCATCACCAGCGCGATAAAGATCTGCTGCTTTGCCTAAAAACTGCCAACCTTTATTGCGTCTATTGTTTCTGTCAAGCGACCCACTAAGATCCAAGGCCCCTATCTTAACTCTGTATCCCCTGTCTCCAGTGGTGGCTACATCAGATACAAGCGCAGCGTCCTGCATTACATTCATGTTTCGTGGATCGGTGCCTCTGCGTAAGTTATCTTGAATCTCTCGAAGCTCCGCGCTGCTTCCGATAAGACCTCTCCGCTGCAGGTCAGTCAGATATTCAAGTCCTTCTTCATCCGTCTTGTTAGCAAGGTCCCGAATAACAAGGCCCACAGATTCAAAAATGTTGGCACCAGCGCCGACATTACCGTTGGCTAATGCGAAAAGGCTAGCAGACGTTACGTTACGAACTTGCGTAATAGGGGACAAGATTGTTTTGTTGAACTGCGTAATGCCTTTTAACTTCATCATTGCGCCATATGACTGACGAAGAATTTCGTTCAGGCCCTCACTGTTTGTTAAAGGTCTGCGAGATAAAGAGCGCCACATTGCTTCTGGAACAGCAATGTTGTGCATCTCTCCAAAAGCACTTTCGGATGCACCGGGGTCCGTGGACCGTATATTCTTAGCGCCATCCATTCGTCCAATGACATGATAACCGTCGCTTTTCAATTCTTTTAACAACGTGTCTTCAACCATATCTAACTGTTGAGCAAGCTGCCGGATACGCCCTTCGGAAGCACCTTCCGCTACAGCTTGATCCAACTGCAACTGCACTTCTTCTTTTCTACGCGCTGTTTCATCAACGATGTTGATATAACGCCCGCGTCTTTTAGGTCCTAAGTCCGCCAAGGTTGCGGCAGGGTTTGTCTCTCGAAGTGCAGCAAGCTGTTCTCTTTCGGCAGTCGATGCAAATCGTTCGCCATACTTACCTCTGCGAAAAGTAGCGTCTGCTATATCGTTGTTAGCTATCTGACGCAGGCGCATATAAAAGGAGTCGTTCGCAATAAAAGTAGACAAGTCGGACACAGTAGCAATGTAAGCTTCTGTAGGGTTTTTGGTCTGTCCAAGTATTTCTTTTAGTACAGGACTGTCAACCTTACGCCGGTTTAAAAGCTGCGGGTTTAGTCTGCGGATAGCTGTGCGACCAACAGGTTCGGATGCAATTTTACGCCCTGCAGGAGTTTTTGATAAGACAAGACGTATGTACTCTCTCATCTGGCGCTCAGTAAGAGTGTCCACAGTTTGTTCAGAAGTCACTTTAAAAACGTCTTCGCCACCGCTTAAAACTTCTTTCATGTGATTGAATATGGTACTGTCGTATCTACCGCCACGGCTCTCGCGGATTAAATTGAATATCTCTTTTTCTCTGTCAGTCCCCGCCTCAATTTTATAGTCGGGGTTTTCATAAGCCGCGTATCTCTTGCGAAGGTAGCCGCCTGATTCAATGTTTTCACGGATAACCTGCATTAATTGAGAACGGCTCATTTTGCCCGGAGCAGCAACCTCTGGCAGGTTGCGAACTGCGCCGGAGTCAATAAGTTTTTCAGACAGTTTATCAATAACGGTTCGTGCTGATTTGTACGCTGCGAACAATTCGTCGGGCAGATTATCAGGGCGCTGTCCTGTTTCCAAAACATCCATAAATCCGTTTAGTAATGTTTGTTTGGTAACCGCAGACTGCTGTTCCATTGCGGGAGTTCTTAGATAGGCTTCTATCTTTTTCTCCACCATTTTAAGTTTACGCTCTGCCACTTTAACGTCGCCTTCAACAGCGGCGTTCACAAGAGAGTTTAGTTTAGCGGCAGATGGGTCCAAGTATCCACGATATCTAAGATTAGCAAACATGCCGCCCAGCATCCTATCAAAAGAACTCAATGTTTCCGAAGAGTCTAGGATCCTAGCTTCTTGTTTTAAAATTGCATTGGTAGCTGATTCTACGCCCGCTCTTGCAGCAGGAAGTGCGCCCAAAGACAACAAGTCTGCAACGGTTGTTTGTCGAGCGCGTTCAGCAAAGCTCCGAGGTAAAGATGATGCTATAGGTAGCTGATATCCATTTCTAGCTAAGACATCGGAGACTGTTTCAATTGGACGACTAGCACCAACTTTAGCGGCCCCTTTAAAAATTGCTCCTAAGACAGGAGGCAGCACAGCCTGCCCAAGCCCTGCTTCTGCACCTATTAAAGCACGGTCCAGTATCCTAGTAGAGAAATTTTCAAGGGCAGTTTCACCAACAACTTTTTCAGGTGATCGATCTGGCCCCAATTCAAAAAAATCATGGAGCCCTTCGGTGTCATCATTGGCTACAATGAAGTCCGCCCCTGCTGCTGCCGCAATCTGCTGCCCAGTCAAAGTTAATCTTTGTCTTTTAGAAAGATTGCGTGTGCCTTTTCTTGCAAGGTTGGCTGTAGCATATCTTCCCAGTCTAGTGTATCCCGCCGCTAGTTTAGAAGCGTAAACACCGGGGCCTAAGAATTGAGTAATACCTTCTGCTACTTTCCCTGTGGTTGTAGTTGGGGCTAGACCTGTAGCTTCTCGAACGGAATTCCCTGCTTCAACTATCAAATCAGTCAGTGGTAAAGTTGAAGAGGCAGGAACAGCTTCTCCATCTTTTACTTTTTCCCGCATCGCTGCTTGAAACACTGGGTCATTAACATATTTTATATCTGAATAAATACCTGCAAGCTCTAGCGGGCCTTGTACAATTCTGGTAAGGCCGCTACCTATGCCTTCAAAGATCTGACCGAGCGGACCTTCTTCACTACGCTCTTGTGGCTTGAACACAATAGGACCTTGATCCGCAGACTCATCTGCAACGGAATCATCTGTGTCAGGTCTGGAGTTTTCTGTTATGCGGCGGTCTTCTAGAATAGCCTCAATTTGGTCAGTGGCTTGTTCTGCAGAAATCCCATCAGGTAAAGAAAAAGATTCCCCGCCATACTTCCAATTAGCCATTTATTACTCCGGTGTCGCTAATGCTCTTGTCCCTACGGGGAAAAACTCAATAAACGCCACTTGTCCTCTAAATTCGTTTTGGTCACCTAGATCCATTTGGTTAAAGTTTCCTTCTACCTGAACTTCTCTACCGTCTTCATTAAAATATTTTACGCCCGGTACATTTTCTTCAAGGACATAATCAATAAACTCAGGAGCCGTGGTTCTAGCATTCTGAGCCTGCGCGATTGGAATTAACACATTAATCTTAGCTGTTGTGTCTGAAGGTAGTTTCATTTTTCCAAGAATCAAAGCTGAGTTTCTTGCTGCTGGACCGGCTTTGCCCTCTGGTAAATGATTAAACGTAAGCATGTCAACTGCTTGGACTTCTGCCGCTGCTTCTGCTGCGCTCATCAACTCTGTAATACGAGTGGTTCCTTTTGATTCAACATATGTTGAAAATAGTGCCTGACCCGCGTCGGTTAATACATAGCTGTTCGGATCGGAGAAATCCACACCCTTTTCAGGGTCTGTAGCGGCAACCATCCCATTAGCCGCTAGCTCACGAATAAACTTAGGTGTCTGACCCGCCAAAGTAGCTTTGACAGTCTGATTAAACTTCTCTTTGTTGAAGGCTAGCTCGTCTAACTTAAGACCCATTTCATTTGACTTAACAACAAGATCATTTTCTAGCTTCAAATAATCTAGCGCACGGGCTTGTTTTTTGTCAAATTCGGCAAGTTCTCTGGTAGTTAACTTGTCTGCAATAGCCACTCTTGTCTGCAAACCTTGTATCCTAGCGGCGCGTTGTGCAATATCCGCATCCTTCTGGTCTTTTAACAAAGCAAATTTAATGCCCGCAAGTTCTTTGTTGTCGGCTCTTTCTCTATCTGTAATCTTGCTCATATCTTTGCCGTATGACTCAAGACCAAAAGAAAGACCTTTTGCAACATTAGTTAAAGCGTTAGCACTTTCACCAGAAGCAATAGCAAGGCCCGCTTTCATTAGGTTAAGCCAAAAAGCGGTATCTCTGTCTTCATCTGCCACTTCGCTAGGGTCTTTGTCCTTACCAGTTACTTCCATAGCAAGATCTTTAAAGTCAGACATTTTGTAGTCGGCTATGTTTGGAATATCTGTGTCATTTTCTTCGAGCATATCATTTACAATTTTATTGTATGAATCCCCGCCCAACGCAGCGATAGGCGAATTCAATGACGGCGGCTTCGCACTGTCCAGTTCTGCTCTATACTTGTCAATATTCGCCCGCATTTGAGATTGAAATGAACCGAGGCGATCTGTTTCTGGCGGTGGTGTTGCTGCTAAAATATCTTGATTACTTTTGTTTATAAGATCTCCCACAGACGTAAGGGCGTTCTCATCTTTTGCGTCTATAGAAAGAGATGATCTGGTGGTTGGATCAGATGCTGGAAGCCTAGCGTTAGCGGAAGAAAACTGCCGACCCAACATGGCTTCTACATCAGATGCTGACAAAGAATCCGCAATGCTTTTGTCCATAGCATTCATTCGTGGATCAGGCGTTTGTACAGTAGGCATTATAGGCGTTTGTACAGTAGGCGCTGTAGAAACTCGTACAGCCCTAGCAGGGTTAGCACCCATCATAAATTGATTTTGGTTAGCACCCATCATAAATTGATTTTGGTTCATGGACCCTTGAGCAGCCTGCATTATCTGTGGCCCAGATGCAAGGATTCCAACAGGTTGCCGGGACATACCCGGCATACGAAACATGGAACGATTAAGTGGAGGTCTTGCCATTATCTGTTTTCCTTAA